CCGCCATCGCCTACGCCGCCGAGACCCAGGTCATCGCCATGTGGCGCAGGCGCGACGAGCCGATGGTGAAGACGACGAAGATCGGAGACTACGGCTCAACCGTCGAAGGTCCGGTCAAGTTCCTGCCGGATGTGATCGAGGCCCTGATCCCGTACCGCCGCCAGAGGTTCGGCCAATGACTGCGCTCTCTCGCCAGTTCACCTTCATCACGAACCACCCGCAGTTCGTGGCTCAGTTGAATGCCAAGAAGTCGCCCCTGGCGAAAGTGGCTCGCGATGTGTTCATTGACCTCCAAGAGACCTGGGTGACACGGATGAAGAAGCAGCAGTTCTCGGGGTACTACCCAGGGCTGACTCGTGGACGAAAACTCCGTGCGAGATCGGGTGCCCTCCGATCCTCCGCAGGCGGTCGCGTTACCGGAAACACCCTCAAGAATCTGAGGGCCATCCTGCGGATCGGCGGCGACAAGGCAGGCTACGCTCGCATACAAGAGGAGGGGGACACCGTGACGCCTAAAAACCGTCGCTGGCTTACCGTCCCGCTACCTGCGGCCCTGCGATCTGGCACCGGGACTCCAGACCCTCGGGCAACGATTCACGGCAGCAAGGCCACAGGCTGGTATACCGACATGGGGCCAACATTCGTCATCCGTGGAGCGAAGGGTCCGGTGGTCATGGTTCGCCGCACAGATGGCACAATCGTACCGCTCTACGCGCTTCGCCGCAGCGTCACGATCAAGCCTAGGCTCAACGCACAAAACCAGTTCGAGACTGTCGCCCGACAGAAGCTGCCCGAGCTTGGCGACCGGATGCTGCGCGTCCTCGTTGGGAGGGGTGCCTGATGGCCTACGCAGCCGTAGACACATGGAACGTGGTGCCTGACTCGTTCCCTGCAACGGTGGCCGACCATCGCCGCAACATTCGTACCCCCTGGTCGGGGCCACTCGTCCAGAGGCGGCAGACTTATTCAAGCGAATCCGCTCAAGGACAGGCGGGCATTCGCAAGTTCACGCTCGTCTGGGCAAACGCGACCCACGCCCAGTACCTCCGCGCCGTTGCGCTGTGGGATGTGTCTACCGGAGGATCGCAGGGCCTCAGCTATTTGCCGACGAACCTCGCCTATGGCGTCGCAGAGACCCTGATCGTTCGGATGACCGGGGCACCGTTCGCCGTCCGACAGGTCGGCCACAACCGCTACGCCTTCACGGTGGTGCTGGAGGAGATGCTCCATGCCCCCTAGCGGCTCACCAGTCAAGGAAGCAATCCTCGACGACCTCCAAGACACCGCGCTGCCCCTCCTCGTGGCTGGCGCGGACTACTACACAACGGTCGAGAAGATCCAGCGCATCGACGCTGGGCCTATGGAACTCAAGATGTTCCCTGCTATCGTGATCGTGCCGCTCTCGACGGACTACAACCGCGAAGGCACACAGGGTACGCTGACCACCGCCGCCACATACCGTGTCCAACTCTCCCTCTTCCTCCGCACCCGCACAGATGCCGCAAGCAAGATCGAGCGATTCATTCGCGATGTCCACAAGGCTGTCCTGATCGACCGCTATCGAGATTCCAATGCCCTGAACACTCGCGTCGCCAGCGACGATGTGTTCTACCCGACCGAAGACGACGAGCCCTACACCACCGCGAATGTAATCCTAGAGATCGACTATCGTACCGAATGGGACGATCTCAATTCCCCAACCTAGAAACTCCAAGGAGCCCTCCAAATGGTCTTCAAGACATTTGACCGCAAAATCTACTTTGCCCTCGAAAGCACCGAGGGCACCTACTTGGCACCCAACGCCTCGACCGGATACATCGAATGTACCGAGCCGTCGTTCACGGTGACGAACAGGATGTTCGAGCGTAACCCCACGCGAGGGTCGATCACGCAAGTCCCCCAGGTCGTCGGCGGCACCAGCAAGACTGCCCCGAGCGGGACCATCGAGATCAGCTTCTCCGTCGAGATGGCTGGAAGCGGGACTGCGGCCACCGCCCCGCGCTGGGGATCACTCCTCAAGGCTTGCGGCATGAAGGCCGCTGATGGCATTGACTCTGATGGCTCAAGTGCCGATGCGAACCGAGCCCTCCAGCGCGTTGCTCTCACGGGCAACTTGGCTGGAAGCGGCGCGGCCCCGCTGACCATGTTCCACAAGGAAAACGTCTCGGCTGATGGATCAGATACCTCTTACGATGGAGCCAACCGCTCCGGGCGTGTGATCGGAGATGTCGGCTACGACGATGGGGAAATCTTCTACGTCAAGGCTGGGGCGACTAATGTCCCCCAAACGACCGAGCCTGTGTGCGGCGGGGTAAGCACGGTGCGTGGAGTCCAGAACGGCGCATCGGCAGCCTCGGGCTGCGCGTGGTTCCCGGTCTCCGATGGTGCCCTCGGTGGGGAGGCATACACCTCGCTTTCGATGAGATTCGTTCTCGGCAACCAGACATCCACCACGGGGACGGCCCTCACCGCAGTCGGTTGTCGCGGCAATGTGGAGTTCGTGTTCGTGGCTGGCGACCGGGTTCTGATGAACTTCACCTTCACGGGTCGCCTCAAGGGTTACGAGGAAGGCGTGACCTTCACGCCGACTGCTGAAGGTCGCCCGATCCCTCCGGCATTCATTGGCGCGGACATGACGATTCAGGACAGCACATACGCTGCCAGTAGCGCAGCCGCCGTGTCTGGGCAAATCTTCAACGCCCTCACGATCAACATGGGCAACGAGGTGGTCGTGCGCGAGGATGTGGAAGTCGCCAGCGGATACGCCGCCTGTTACATCACGGGGCGCACTCCAACGATGACTTGGAATCCTGACGCTGTTCTCGTTGCCACCTACGACTACTGGGAGCGTTTCCTTGTCGGCGAGATGAGCCGGATGAAGCTCGCGGTCGGCTCCGCAACTGGAAACAAGTTCCAGTTCAAGATGCCCGCCGTTCAGTTCAGCGGTATCTCCGAAGGCAACCGCGATGAGGTGGTGGTCTACGACACGACCTCGACCCTGACTGGTGGAGACTACGGCTCCTCCGTTCAGCAAGCCAGCAACGACACATCGGCTGCTGTTGGCACCGCCCTCAATGCCCGTCTCGGAACCAACAACGAGTTCTGCCTGTACCAACTTTGACCCGCAACTACGGAGGCACCCATGCCGATTGCATTAGACCCGAAGGCGACTTTCACCTATGTCCTTGAAGATGACCGTACCCTCCCTGAAGAGGAACGGACCGTCTTCACCCTGCGCGGCCTCACCGTTGCGGAGGAGGCACGGGTCGCCGACTCTATGATCTCTTCGATCCCCGGCCAGGAGGAACTTTCCTTCCGGTCGGGGACTCACCAACTGACAGTCCTGCGCCACGGCCTTCGCGGCTGGTCTCAATTCGTCGATGGCACCGGGAAGGACGTTCCGTTCATCACGGGCAAGGGCAGTCCCCGCTTCGTGACGGATGACTGCCTCGACCGGATGCTCCCGCGACATCGCCAGGAACTCGTCAGCGTCATCCTTGAGCGAGGAGCGGTGACTGAAGCGGAGGGGGAGTGATTAGGGCGGCGGTAGCGCAGGGTTGGGGAGCGGCCACCGCCAAGGTGTGCGGCAAGCCATTCCCTGACTGTGGACGCTGCCGCCGTCCGGGTAGTGAAGAACTCCGCAAGTCCTGGGGATGCGACGAAGAATCTAACCGCGAGGTCTGGGAGTCGTCGTGCCCTCGTTGCGCGGATACCAATTCGGAATGCGAGCGATGCGAGGGGACAGGAGTGGTGGCGTACAGCCGCTGCCCCTCGGCTATGATCCGCGAGACACCGCAATACTTGCAGGTCAAGATCGACCTGCTCATGCGAGCCTACTCGCACTACGACCGCAGGAATGTTCTGCCCGTGGCTGGCGCATGGCTTGACCAGTCTCGCTCGTTCCTTTCATGCGTGGATCTGATCGACGCCGAGCGCGGGTTCTGGGATCGCATTCGGAACGATCACGATATGCGCGAGATGGAACGCGCCAAGGCGCAGAGCCAGATGTCTGCTCGACAGGGGAGACGCCGCTAGTGGCAACATCCAAGCATCGCCTGGAGTACGAGCTTCGCCTGAAGGACTTGGCATCCAAGGCCCTCAAGAAGTTCGGCACCAATGCCAAGGCAGCGTCAACGAAAGCGCAAGCGGCCTTCAAGAAGATGGGCGGGGCAATCAAGATGGCGGGGGTCGCCCTCGTCGCCGCCTTCTCTGCCGCTGCGTTCATGGGTCTCCGAATGGGCATCGAGAGGGCGCGGGAGTTCTCTCGGGCGATGGGAGAAGTGAACACCATCTTGGGAGAGGGGGCTATGACCATAGGGGTAGCCAGCCAGAAAGTGAACGACCTCGCCCTGTCGCTCGGAGTCCCGGCTCCAGAGGTCGCGGCTGGTATGTACCAGACCCTCTCGGCTGGTGTCACCGATTCCGTTGAAGCGATGACGATGTTGAAGGCCGCGACCGAGTTGGGCATCGCTGGCGTAGCCTCGACGAAGGAGGCGGTCGATCTGCTCACCACGTCGTTCAACGCCTACGGGCTGGAGGTCACCGAGTCTGGTGTCGCCTCGATGAGCGACATGATATTCAAGACTGTGCAGCTTGGAAAGACAACCATTCCCGAGCTTTCGGCGTCGATGGGCATGGTGCTACCCGTGGCGAGCCAGCTAGGCGTCACCTTTGAGGAGGTGGCTGCGGCAGTCGCGTCACTCACACTCAAGGGCCTCTCTACCTCCGAAGCTACGACGCAACTCAACGCCGTGTTCACCGCCTTCCTGAAGAAAGGCGAACTTGCGAACAAGACCTTCGGCGAGGGGTCGAACCTCATGGGCGCACAGGCCATCAAGACCAAGGGCTTGCAGCAGGCAATGACGGACCTGATGGAAGCCACAGGGGGCAGCGAGGATATGCTCCTCAAATTGACGGGCAGGGCAGAGGGCGCGAAGGCGATCATGTCCCTCACGGCAGACGAGGGCAAGATCCTGACGGCGCAACTCAAGGGCATCGGCGACTCAGCGGGTTCTTCCAAGGAGGCGTTCGATAAGATGGCGAACACGATGGACAGGAAGCTGTCTGTCGCGATGGAAGGGATCAAGCAGGGGTTTGGTTCTATGATGGGAGAGTTGCTGGAGGCACAGACAGGCGCGACGACCTTCGAGGATATGGCGAAGCAAGCAGGGGCGTTCAAGTCGGCCATCGAGGGGCTTGCCCCGGCGGTCAATATGATGGGACTCGCCATCGGTCTTGTGATGACTGGAGTCCTCACAATCTTCATGGCAGTCCAGGGCGCGATCTACCTCGTAGCGATTGGCCTAGAGGCCATCGGGGCGATCAGCACGGCGACATTCCAAGGCATTGAACAGTCCACCGCAGGGATGGCTACCGCCCTCGTCGGATCCGCAGAGATGACCGACAACTTCGGTCGCTCCCTTCTGGGCTTGGAGTCGAATGGCATGAAGGGGACGAAGGCTCTCGCCGACCTGCACGACGAGATGAAGTCGGCACCGCAAAAAGCCTACAACGCCCACATCGTCGAGCAGGGGGAGATCTTCGACGACTACATCTGGCAAGTCAAGAAGGGCCGGATGGAAGAGGAGGAGGCCCTGCGCCGGATAAACATGGCCCTGATAAACACGACCCGTATCCAACGCGAGCAGGGCTTGACGACGCAGGGACTGGAGAAGGATTGGAAGGAGATGGTCGATGCGGAGACCCTCTTCATTGACGAGATGAAGGCAGCAGAAGTAGAAGCGGCTCGTCTCAAAGCTGAACTGGAATCCCTCGGCGAAGAAGGGAAGGCGGCTCTGGACGGCCTCACCGAAGCAGCGAAAACCTTCAGCAGCGAGTTCACCGCCGCCTTCTCAAGAGCAAACGAGATGGCCCAGATCCATTTCAAGTTGAGCCAAGGTCTCATCGAGGACGACGAGGAGAGGCACATCGCCGCGCTTGAGTTCAAGGCTGAACAAGACCAAGCTGCATTCCAGGCAAGGCTGATGGCGTTGGATGTGTCGATGGACGAGTTCGAAGCCCTTGAGCTAGAACACCAAGAGCTTGTCGATGCTCGCTTGGAGGAAGACATCGACGCCTACAAGGCTTCGCTCAAAGAGAAGGAAGACGAACTCAAGAAGGCCCTGTCCAAAGCGAGAAACATCTGGAAGCCGTTCCAAGACATTGTGAGGGAGAACCTCATCAAGCCCTGGCGACTTCTTCCGGCCCTGATCCTAGCAGAGAAGGACCGCATCTCTGCGGCGGCGGCAGAAGTGGCGGCGGCAGCCGCGAAGGCAGCAGAGGACGCAAGGATCGCAGCGTCGAAGGGCGAACAGCAAGTCTGGAGGGAGGGCATGGTCGGCAAGATGGGGGCTCCCTTGGGACAGGCCGCTGGGGATGAGTTGGCGGTCGTCGCTGGATTCTTCGACAAGGACCCCGTGTTCGCAGCGAAGAATCTCAGCGACGCTCTCAAGGGTGCAGCAGACCAAGCGGCGTTCCTGGAGAGCATGAGCATCATCACCCCAGAGCAGGAAGCGGATATGCTCGCGATGATCGACACCGTGAGGGAGTACAAGCTGCCGATGTTGGAAGCCGAAGCCGCCAACCGGAAGTTCGCTGAATCGTTGGAAGGCATGAACCCCGTGAAGGCTGGGATCAAGAAGGGCTTCAAGAACTTCACCGA